GACAGGTGGTATCCGCGATGACGTGGGTCGTGATCTGGATCGAGACGGACGGCACGTTCTGCATCCGGAACAGTCGTACCCTGGACCTCGCGCTGACCGTGGAGCAGAACACCAGCGAGAGCGGGCTGCCCACGATGATGTTCTCGAGCGACGAGTTCATCCGGCGGGTGTCCCAGCCCGACGACCGGCTGGTCGAGGAAGCCTGCGAGGTGATGCACGACGCCTACGAGAAGGCCGCGCTCGGGGCCGGGTGGGAGACGAACCCCGCCAGTCGGAAGCCGTGGGCCGACGTGCCCGAGGCGAACAAGGCGACCATGCGCGCAGCCGTGATCGCCCTCCTGGGGTGGTTGGACGATTGATGGCGATCGACTACGAAGGGTTGGCGAACTCCGTGGAGGAGATGCGGGAGATCTTCCGGGCGATGGTCGCCGGTCTGGTGGCCGACGGCTTCACCGAGGAGCAGGCACGGGCGCTGGTCGTAGAGATCACTACCCGGCAGATCAAGGAGGACGAAGATGAGTGACGCTGAGATCATCCCGCATGACGAGGCCGAGGCGGTCATCCGTCACACGTCCGACGTCGGGCTGTTGCGGGCCTTCGCTGCCCTGACCCACCGTCTCCACGTTGCCGACCGGGAGCGGACCGCAGCCGCTCCGATCATCCGCGGTCAGCGGGACAGGGTGGAAGCCGAGATCCTAGGAAGGATGCGCCGCCATGAGTGACGAACTACACCCCTCGCATCGCTGGGGCGAGCGAGCCTTCTGGGGAGAGATGCAGCCCGCCTGCCTGGACTGCCACGTCTTCGGTTTCGAGGACGAGCCGGGTGCGTTCACCGAGTGCCCTGGACCGCCGGAGACTCCCACCCCGAAGGGAAAGAAGGAGAAGGGAGCTCCGTGCTGGGCGACCTTCGAGTCCGTCTACATGCCGGGGCACACTCACCTCTGCGAGATCGACGAGCACACCGGACATCACGTCTGCGCCGACTGCGGCAGGTTCTTCGGATGAGGGAGAACCGGGTGGAGGCGACTCTCCGTACATCCGTCCGAGATCGCGGAGGCTGGGCGATCAAGCTTCTTCCCTCGGTGTCCGGCCTACCCGACCGCATCGTGCTCATGCCCGGTGGGCGACTCTACTTCGTGGAGCTGAAGTCTCCCACCGGAACGGTGAAGCCCCACCAGACGGTGATCCACAACCGACTGCGGAGTCTCGGATTTACCGTGGAGGTCCTCACCCATCCCGACGCCGTCAAGTCTTGGGTCGCCGCCCTGCCCTGAGCCCTGTACGCCTCACTGCGGCTCGCAGGAGGCAGGGGTGGGCCAACACACCCACCCCACCCCCCGCGAGTCTGACAGGCCCCTCTCCGACACGCCTGCGCCTCGTCCTACGCTCCCCGTGCCAGCGCGCACGCCACACGCGGGTAGACTCCCCCGGCTAGCAGGAGCCTAACTCCACGTGCTAGGCTAGCCGCACTAGGCAACGCGGGGGGACGTCCCTCGTTACAGAGAAAGGTGTCATAGTGTCTACCTCTACGAACCCGTGGATCCAGAGCAAGCACGGCCCGCTCCTCGAGAAGATGGTGACGGAGCATGGCGACGCGCTGAAGGAGCGCTACCACACCGAGGACGTGTTCTTCGCCCTCTGGCTGCACGCGCTGAACCGGGCAGTCCAGCGGCGGGTGCTGGTCTCCTTCGACGACCTGGAGGACTGGGACTACTGGTCGGCGTACGACGCGGGCCAGTCGCCCCAGGAAGCGGCCCTCGAGATGCTGGCCGACAACGGCTGGGACGACGCGTACGACGTGGACGTAATCGGATGACCACGAAGCCTTACAACCTCATGCTCCACTACGACCCGACCGCCGTATGCACCGTCATGGTCGGCACCGGGGCGCTGATGCACCCGGTCTGCGGCCAGTCCGAGGAGATCGGCGTGACCCAGCACCCGAACCTCGTCGAATGCACGAAGTGCAAGCGCATCCTCGCGACCACTGCTCCCGAGAAGATGTTCCTGGTGTGCATCGGCTGCGGCGAGGCCTTCGACAGCATGACCGCCGCGCACGAGCACGGCGTCTTCATCCCCGGCCCGGACCCGTCGTGGTGCGGCGAAGAGGGATTCAACATCATGCCCGAGAGCGAGGCGCTGTGAGCAACATCGCGAACGAACTGGAGTACTACATTGCACGGAAGCCGACCAGCGATGAGATCGCCCAGGCTGACGAGTGGCTGTTGGACAACCCCGGCGGAGACCTGAGCGAGTACGTCTCCGCCATGATCGAGATCGGAGCGCTGTGAAGAAGCGAGTCATCTGCGAAGAATGCGGGCACCACTTCGTCATCGGCACCGTCGACCACGACGGCGTGCTGATCGGTGACCCGTGCCCGAAGTGCGGGTACTACGTGACGAGATACATGCCGGGGCAGGAGCCGAAGTGACCGACCTGAAGTACGGTCTTCCTGCCCACTTGATCGGCACCCCTGATGAGAACGGTTGCGAGATCTGGCTCGGCTACATCAGTCACGGGGGGTATGGAGCCTATGGGAAGCATGTGAAGCCCGCGCACAGACTCGTATTCACGTTTGTCTACGGTGAGATTCCGGCTGGCATCCAACTTGATCACATATGTCACGTCAAAGCCTGCGTGGCTCCAGAGCATCTCCAGATGGTAACTCCTAAGCAGAACATGGAGAACCGAAAGGGACCGCAACGGAACAGTACGTCGGGTATCCGTGGCGTCCACTGGAACACACGTGAAAAGAAGTGGCGCGTTCAGGTGAAACACAACGGGAAGATCTATTGGGGAGGTCGGTTCACCGATCTTACTGAAGCCGAGAAGGCTGCGATCGCCTTACGAAATCGGCTCTTCACAAACAACCTGGGGGATCGCGAGAGGCTAGCCGCGATGGCCCACCTGCTAGGCTAGCCGGTACAGGCAACGCGCCGGGGATCAGCCTCGGCGGTGAGAGAAAGGCACGAAGTGAGTGAGTTCAACGACCTCAGCGACGAGGGCAAGATGGCCCTCCAGCAGGAGTTCGAGGACAGGGCCACCACGCGGGAGCGGCGGATCGAACTGCTCACGCTCGTACGGGAGGGGGCTGACGAGGCCAAGATGGGCCGTCCCTGCCCGATGTGCAAGCACTACCCGTTCTTCGCACCCCACGACGAGGCGCTCATCGAGGGCCACGTCTACAGCCACGACGGCGTGGCCGAGATCCGGATCACCGGGTACTGCGAGTTCTGCTTCGACAAGATCACGGCAGAGCCGGAGGAGGAAGAGCCGGATGAGTGACAACCCGGTGTACCGCGACGGGGTGATCCACGTCTGCGCTCACAAGTGCAAGACGTGCATCTATCGCCCCGGCAACCTCATGTACTTGGAGGAGGGGAGGAAGGACCGCATGGAAGCGGAGGCCGTAGCCGCCGAGTCCGTCATCCCCTGCCACCGGACGCTCGGGCCGGGGGCTGCGATCTGCCGCGGATACTGGGACACTCAGTGGCGCAACGTCTTTCCGCTGCGTCTAGCCGTGGCGACAGGGATAGTCGAAGAGTTGGATCCAGACAGTAAGGAAGTGATGTGAGTACCGATCAGGCTCAGGCCGTCTACGCGGCCGAGGACCTCTGGTCCGCCAAGGAGCCACAGGCCCGAATCCGCTTCGCGGACTGGCGCAACGTCCAGCCGTTCTACGTCAAGCTCGCAGCACGGTTCCGTGAGGCCGACGTCTACGTCTTACCACCCACCGTACGACCGCGGAAGGGTGCGCTCCAGGCGCACTACGACACGGGGCTCAAGTCGGTGTTCATGCCGCCGTACGACAGCGGTGGAGTCTGGGCGCTGAACACGGGCACCGCGATCCACGAGTTCGCACACCACCTGTCGCCGGGCGCGGGGCACGGACCGGCCTTCCGACAGGCGATGATCGACTGCCTGGAGATGCTCGGGTGGGACGCCGAACTGCTGGCCGATTGCTACGAGCAGGCGGGCCTCGCCATGAGCGACAAGGCCGAGGGAATCACCGACAAGGTGAGCAAGTTGATCGAGCACGCGGACGGGCAGGGTCGTACCCCGGAGGAGAAGAAGACCTTCCTCGAGAAGGCGGAGCGGCTGGCCGCCGAACACTCACTCAACCTCGCGCTCCTGCGGAAGAAGCAGGCGGACGCAGCAGGTCACCGTATCGAGGAGCGACCCATCACCGGAGAGTTGTTCCCGCTGACATCCCTGCCGAACGTGACGTACCGCAACCTCGCCGTGGAGTTGGGTAGCGCGATCGCACGGGCGCACGGCGCGCAGTGTACGATCCGAGGGAAGTCAACGTTCATGACGTTCTACGGCTTCTCCGAGGACGTCAACCTCACGGAGCTCATGCTCGCCCGTATCACGCCCATGATGTTCGAGGAGAGCGACGACTACCTCAAGTCACCAGAGCACAAGCACTCCGGGGCAGCGGCGACCAGCGCACGGATCACGTTCTGCAAGAACTTCGCGTGGGAGGTAGGCCGCAGGCTGACCGAGGCCGTGAAGCAGACCGAGCGAGCGGTGCAGGAGACACTGGCGATCACCGACGGCACCGTCAGCACGGAACTCGTGATGCGCGAGAAGGCCCTCGAGGTTGCGGACTACGTCGCCTACGAGTTCAAGCGTCAAGGCGTGAAGGGATCCTGGAAGGGGAGCAACTCCTCAGCCTGGAGCGGAAACGCAGCCGATGCGGGCAGGGTGTCCGCGAAGAACGTCAACCTGTTCGGACGAAAGGAACTGTCATGACCACCGAGCATCTCAGTGACCAGCAGATCGCACGAGTGGAGGCGCTCCACGCGGCGCGGGAGATCGGCCGCAAGAGCGCCGGTCCCTTCGGGGCACAGACCCCTCCCGACACCACGGACCTCGTGGACCTCGCCGAGTACATCCTCAACGGGACACACCCGATGGACCGGTACAACACCGAGGAGGTGAAGACCAATGGAGACCAGGACGATGCCTGAGAACCTGCGCGGGCGACAGCCCGGAGGTGAGGAGGCACGGTTCCGGTGGGCGTTCTACGAGTGCCTTCGCCGCGACCCGAACACGGCTCCCAGCCCCACGGCGATCAACCTGCTGCTGGAGAAGCCGCCGCCCCTGAACATGCTGACGGGACGTAAGTCGGTGATCCGCCGCCAACTCCTCGAGGAGGAGGGGTTCGTGCAGGATGGGAAGTGGTCACGTTGGCACCGACCTTGAGGAACTGTACGTGCGAGACGCCGGAACCCTCGGGCACTCTGAACGGTGGCGTCGAGATCTGCATGAACTGTGGTTGGGAGATCACGCGGACCAAGAACGTCTACCGACTCCAGGGGCCGGACGGCCAGACGTACAACCTGACGACCCGGGAGGCGATCAACGCACGGATCGAGAGAGGATGGGCAGAGTGGGTCGGCACTGACTACGACGAGAAGACGGACACCTACGTCCACTACGCAGATAGGATTACCTGATGGCACGGAAGAGAAAGCCGCGCTTCACACAGAAGGGACACCCGTGGCAACCGACAGACGATCAACTCCTGTGCCGGGACCTCCAGCACTCGTGGGCTCCGCACACCGCACGGAGCACCGTGGAGGGGTACGTCCGTACGCTGAAGTGTACGAGATGCGTTGCCGAGAAGGTGCAGCACCTAGACCGAGAGGGCTACATCGTCTCTACCCGGATGGTCTATCCGCTGGGCTACCTTCGCCCCGGCGAGGGTCGTCTCACCCGCGACGAGCGGGCCACCCTGAGAGTGAGAAACCTGTGATGAGATGCCCACACTGCGGCGAGGACGAGGTGATCACGGTCGACACGAACTGCCCCAACCCGGAAGAGCCCGGCGAGACGCTGGCGTTCGCCGTCTGCCGGAACTGCGACTACGGGATCAACGAGCACACGGAGGGTTACTGCTCATGCGCCGAGTAAGCATCGTGGTCACCTGCGACGCCTGCAACGAAGAGGTCGAGGAGGAGAACGAGGGGGACAGCGTCCTTCGGTTCAGCGTGCGCGGCGAGGAGCGGGAGATGGACATCTGCGGCGAGTGCCTCGGCGGGACGTTCTTGCAGGAGGCCCGCCCCGTGAACAACCGCAAGAAGCGGAAGGCCACACCCAAGGGCCTCATGATCCCTTGCGACGACTGCGACAAGTCGTTCGGCACGATGCGCGGGCTCAACCACCATAAGACGAGGATGCACGGTGAAGCCTGAAGACCTGACCGAAGCCGCGATCATCGAAGCGGTGTGCGACAAGGAGCCGTCGCACTACCAGGACTTCGACGACTTCCGGCACGACTGTCACTCGGTGTCGCTGGCGCTGGTCCGCTCGGGCCTGCTGGGTGAGGGTGGCCCGAGCCTTCGCGTCGCCCGTGGCGCGTGCCACGGTGTCGGGGGTCAGCACTCGTGGGTGGTGATGGGCCACCCGTACGACGACCAGGCCATCATCGTGGACCTGACACTCTGGTCGTACAGTCCGCACCAGCCCCGCATCTGGCTCGGCTCGATGCAGTCCAGGCTTCACACTCCGCAGGGCTACGGAATGATCTATGACAGCCCGAGACCCCAGGACTACGGCGGCGAGATCCTCGAGGTGGACTCGTCAGGCATGAGCCCGGAAGCGCAGCACTTCCTCAAGATAATCGGGCCGTTGGACTATCGCGGATGGGGTTTGCTCTGGTCCCGGTGTGGGATGCTGGGATGGCCCGCGCAGGAGATCCTCGAGGGAGCCCTCGATCAGCACCCCGGGATGGCCGCGCTGGTCCCCATCGACATCATCGGCATGGTCACCGACCGAAACCCACAGGAGCTCTACTGGTGATAGAACACACGAGCGCGGTACGGGAAGCCCTGATCGATCCCATCGACGCGCTGCAACTCGCGCTGGATGTTGCGGCTGTTCCGCACCACCCGCTGGATCCGCGGCTACACCCGTACCAGAGGGACGGCGTGGCACACCTTCACGCCCACCCGCGCAGCGGACTCTTCCTCGTGCCCGGTCTGGGGAAGACGGCGATCTCCTTGTCGGCTCTCACCGAAATCCATCTACCTGCGCTGGTGATCGCGCCGAAGCGGGTCATCGAGGAGGTCTGGCCTGAGGAGATCGCGAAGTGGCGACCCGACCTCACGTACAGCCTGATCCGCGGTGGCCCCGAGCAGCGGAAGAAGCGGCTCCTCGAGGACACCGACCTGCACCTGATCACGCGGGACACCTTCGGCGGTGACCTGAACCTCGGGCGGAAGAAGCATCGGTACAACACGATCATCATCGACGAGTTGTCCGGCTTCAAGAACCGCGGATCGAACCGCTGGAAGCACATGAACAAACTCGTGAAAGACGTGCCGTACGTCTGGGGCTTGACCGGCACCCCGACGCCGAACAGCCTGATCGATCTCTGGCCGCAGATGTTCCTCCTGGACAGGGGCGCACGACTGAACCGCACCCTCACCGCATACCGGACCGAGTACTTCAGGCCAGGTGGTCGGCTGCCGAACGGGATCATCACGAACTGGACGCTGCGCCCCGGCGCGGAGAAGCGCATCCACACTCTGGTCGACGACATCTGTATGTCCATCAATCAGAGTCACGTGAAGATGCCGGTGAAGAACGACGTCTACCACCGCTTCGACCTGCCGACGAAGGTTCGCAAGGCATACGACGACATGAACGAGCACTTTGTCGCCGAGATCGGGGAGACCCAGGTCAGCGTGGAGCACGCCGCCGCGAAGACGAACAAGTTGAGCCAGATCGCGTCGGGCTTCATGTATCACAGCGGACTGGTAGGTGCGGAGGAGTCAGACGAAGCCGACATCACGCACCATCACATGCTCCGCATGGAGATCGTGCAGGAGATCCTTGAGGACGCTCAGGGTGCGCCTGCTCTGATCTTCTACCGCTTCCATGAGGATCGGCGCAGGCTGCTCCAGTTGGACGGAGCGGTAGACCTCAGGACGCCGCACTCCATCGAGCGATGGAACCGGGGTAACATCCCCATCCTGCTCGCGCACCCCGCATCCGCGGGTCACGGACTGAACCTCCAGCGTGGGGGTAGCCTTATGGTCTGGTACGGCATGACGTGGTCCAGCGAGGAGTATGTCCAGGGCACCGGGAGACTGGTGCGTCAGGGGCAGCCGAGTCCAGCGGTGGCTGTCCACCATATCCTCGCGAACGACACGATTGACGAGGTCGTACTGGACGTGGTGCAGGGCAGGATCACCCGGCAGGACGCCTTGCTCAAGGTGCTCGAGAGAGGGAAGCGTGGGCGATGACAGGGAACTCGCACTTCTTCTGGACAATGGCGCACTCGTTCGAGACTCGGGGTGGCGATGCGTCGCCGACGTACATGGCTCCTTCCACGGATTCGTTGAACGGGGAGGTCGGACGTACGGCGTGATCGTGGACGCGGAGACACTCGTGCAAGTTTATCCGCCGATGCAAGTAGGAGGCACGCGGGCTAGCCGGAAGACTAGCAACGCGCTAGGTTAGCCGGTAGGCAACGCGCCGGGGAAGTCCCTCGGCGGTTAGAGAAAGGTTCAGATGTGAGTATCGCATTCATCGTGACGCTGGTGTGTCTCGCCCTTGTGGCAGGATACGCCGCTCGGCAGATGCAAGACATTCGCGAGAAGGACGACAAGATCGAGGAGCAGCGGGCCGAGATCGAGCGTATGCGCGGGAAGCCCAGCGTCATCGAGGAGCAGGCCCGCGTGATCGACACCTTGTCCGAAGAGAACGATGACCTGCGGATCGAGAACCGGGACCTGCGCCAGTCCTCGGCGAACCACGAAGCCAACCTGGAGATGGTGCTGGACGGGATGGAGAGCGACCAGTCCTCATGACACCGATGACGGACGAGGAGTGGCAGCGCGTGACGGAGGCGTTGGTCCGGGGTGGGCTGAGGGATGTCATCGACAGCCTTCTCACCACACGCCCGTTCCTGAGCGAGGAGAACCGGAAGATCATCGACCGGGCCTACGACGCCGGCGACGGCATCGGCATCACCCTCGTGCCGACCGACGATCCCCCGTGGTTCGCCGGGATGTACGAGGACAGTGAGGTGATGTTGGGCATGGAACACCGGGGCATCCTGTACTCCATTGTCCACGGCAGCGGCGGGGGTATCTCTTCCGTCATCGTAGGTGAGGGTCTGGTGGAGAACGAGATCGGCGTGGCGTTCTACAGTGTCAACGCGGCGAAGGCACACGTCAAGGACATCACGGCCAAGTGATGCCCCGACCCGCCCCCGATGCCCCGACCCTTTCGTGGTCGACAGGGCGCTCTAGGACGACCGCGACTTGGACACCGATCCATGACAAGTCGTGGTCGTCCTTCGTTGAGTGGCTCTGCCTTGAGGAGCCAGCGGCGAGCAAGGAGGTCCGTCCATACGTGGGCGGCACCCTCAAGCACGGACGGCGTACCATCCGCACGGTGGAACAGCGGTTCTTCCTCACGCTAGACGCGGACTACGCCGACGTGGACTTCCCCTTCGACGTGGCAGACCTCCTGCACGACACACCCTACCTGATCCACACGACGTGGAGACATACCGTCGAGGCGCATCGCTACCGGCTGGTCGTCCCGCTGTCCCGTGGAGTAGAGCCCAACGACTACAAGCAACTCGCCTGGACACTGATGCACCGGCTGGACGGGAAGCGGTTCGACGTGACCACCGCGCAGGCGGAGCGTTTCATGTGGAGTCCGTCCACCGCGGACAGGGCGACGTACTTTCAGACCTCGGTCAACGCTGGCAGCCCGTACCTGCCGGTAGACGAGTGGCTAGACGGGCACCACGGCCCCTCAGAGACGCCGGAAGAGGGTGGGCGGGGTAAGGGCACCACGGGCACCCCTGCGAGCCGCAGCGAGGCGTACACGCCTCCGGTTGCCACGGAAGAGGACAAGGAACGGGCGATCGAGATCTTGCTCAAAGCCTGCGATCAGGTGGAGCACGTCTACGAGCGGGAGGACTTCGCCGGTAGGAACGAGGCGGTCTTCCACTGGATGCCCCTGCTCTTCCGGTTCGCGGGTGCCGGAGCACTAGACGAAGAAACCGTGACGGAGGCGTTGTGGGACGCCGCCCAGAGAGTGTCCGCCGACGAGCCGTACGAACAGGCGGAGTTCGACGCCAGCATCCGGTCAGCCCGACAGTACGTCGAGGAGTCCGGCCCCGCGCTGCCTGACACGACACCCACGAGGATGGCGCAGGCGGACTTCGAGGACGTTGACCTGGAGGTAGACCTCTGGGGCAAGACCCCTCAACTTCAGCACATCGCGCAGGCCGCGGACTCGGACAATCAGAGTCGCATGGCGCTGCTGATGTCGGTGGTCGTTCGCATTCTTGCGGAAGTACCTGCCGGGGTCTACCTCCCCGGTAACGAAGATGGGTACATCCGCACTCGGTCTGCGCTCAACCTCGGGGTGACGTTGGTCGGGCAAAGCGGGCAGGGTAAGTCGGAGTTGATCACGGCCAGTGAGAAACTCCTGGGTCTCGATCAGAGCAAGATCACAGGTAACCCATCCACAGGACAAGGACTGATCCAGTCGTTCATGCATTGGGATACGGAGGCCAGCAAGAACGTACTGATCGACGATCCGCGTCGTATCTTTATCTCGGACGAGATCGACACACTAGGGGCGCTGTCGAAGGACACCGGCAGCACCTTGTTCGGCGAGATGAGGACCTTGCTGACAGGCGGATCGACGGGGACCAGCAACGCCACGAGAGACCGACAGCGATCGCTACCTGCTGGATCGTACAACGCTCAGTTCCTGGTCGGCGTCCAGCCTGCGCGGGCAGGCGTCTTGCTCGAGGGGCGGGACGCGGGTACACCGCAGCGGTTCGTCTGGGTGCAAGTTACCGACCCGAACCACGCGCTGCACTGGAGGGACTGTCCCCCGTGGCCGGGCGAACTCGGTTGGAACGATGCCTTCCTGCTTCACTTCGAGTTGAACGATCCAATCGTCCACTACCCGAAGTGGCTCTTGGAAGAACTTCGAGAGCACAGATACAAGGTCAGCAAGGAGAGCATGCACGGTGGAGAGATGAGTCGGCACGGCCACTTACACTTGCTCCGTCTCAAGGTGGCGACTGGCATCGCGTTCCTCCACCAATCGGTTGTCATTGAAGACCTGCACGTCGAGATCACCGACACAATCCTGACTGCATCCCGGCGCGTTCAGTTGGAGTGCGAGAGGGTTGTCTCCGACATCGCGTATCTCAAGAGAAAGGCCGCTAAGAAGAGCGAGGAGCGGGTGGCCGAAGAGATAGGCGAAGAGCGGCTGGCGAAACTCGTGAAGAACGCTCGTGGCACGCTGATTCGGGCGAAAGGCGCATGGGTGAGAGGCCAAGAACTTCGTCCGAACCCCCGTGATCGGGAAGCGTACACAGAGCCCATCTGGGAAGCCCTCGCCGCGATGGAAGATGTAGAGTGCGAAGAAGAGCAGCGGGGATCACGGGTCACCAGAAAGGCACGGATCAAGGATGAGTGACGACAGGCTGGAGTTCGTAGCCGAGTTGACCCTGCTGGGGTTCAGCCCGCAGAAAATCGCGGAGCGTCTGGGCGTCAGCGAGCGGCTGGTCAAGAGCGACCTCGAGAAGATCCGCATCCGGTGGCGGGAGAACCGGCAGAAGTCCTACTCGGAGTTCATCGAAGAGGAGTTGGCGACCCAGAGGTTGCTGATGCAATCACTCGAGATCGGCATCAAGTCCGGGTCGTGGAAGCACGTCGAGACGGCTCTCAAGATCACCGAGCGCCGCGCCCGCGTGATGGGCCTGGACCACACCGATCGCATGGAACAGGCGCGGGTGGAGATCGAGGCGCGGCAACTCGACATGATCAGCCACGCGCTGGAGCGTGTGATGGATGTGCTGGGGCTGAACGACGAGCAGCGGGAGCTCGCCACGAGCACCCTGATTCTGGAACTGGAAGAGGGCGATATCACCATCGAGGAAGACGAGGATACTGCATGAGCGTACTGACCATCATCTCCACCACGTCGCAGCGCAAGAATCACGCTGCGCTGGCGTGTGCGAGATACAATCGGGACCACGAGTCGGTGGTCGTGATGGACCAGGGAGGAGGCACGGTCCTCGACGGCTATCGGGAAGGGATCACGTGGGTCCGTACTCAGAACGACAACCTACTCGCGCAGTTGAGAAACGGCTGCGACCTTGCTCTGGTCAACGGTGACGACTACGTGGTCCTCCTGGACGACGACGTCACGTACCTGACACCGATCGAGCCGAGCGGGAACTCCTACCGCATCCGGTCCAAGAAGAACGTACCGGGCGATGAGGACTGGCGCGGGGCGCTCACCGAGGAGAGCCTGACCTTCATCGACGACAACGTGGAGACGTGGTTCGAGGGCGACCGGTCCATGCTGGTGGTGTCGTCCCGCCTGTTCTTCCCGAAGCCGGACGAGGTGATCGAGCACGTGTCCCCGCTCACACTGACCCGCTTCCCCTCCGTGTTCAACGATCACGTCGTGTGGCGGACCGAGGCGCTCGACGAAGTGCTGAAGGCGTTTGACAACCTCGGCATCCTGAACTACTCCGCGGGTGTGGACAAGGCCGGGGCGCTGATCAACAACATTCTGGGATACTCCGTAGGGCGGCTCCAGTGGATCCGTGCCACGAAGTGGGACATCACCGGCAACGACGAGTCCACGATCTACGACTTCGGGGACATCCCCACCGACCAGAGAAACGTGTACCGGAACCAGGAGGACGCGAAGTCCCTGCGGAAGTTGGCTCCGCTGGTGGAGGAGAGCGGCCTGTCGTTCAAGGCGTCGATCACGAAGAACGGCAGCCTCAACTCGTTCACCAGGACGACGGGCGTCACCCTGGACCAGATGATCGACGACTACATCCGCAACTCCGAACTCAAGGCGCTGCTCTGACAGACCCAGCCCCTAGGCACGGATAACACCACCCGCTAGGCTAGGCAGTAGGCAACGCGCCGGGGGAGATCTCCTGGTGGAACCCGAGAAAGGCGAAGCCAGATGGCAACCATCAAAGCCGTGATCGTAGACACCGACGGCACCGTCCGACACACCGATATCGAGAGCAGCCTCGGCGCATTCCAGGCTGTCGTGGGCGGGTACATCGAGGGTGTCATCAACAGCGTGGCGACGATGTACGTGAACGAGGAGGGCATCCTCAGACGCCTCCCGTTCAACTACGTTGCGTCCATGTTCGCGAACAACCTCCTGGGGCGTCAGGGGATGCAACTCTTCGGCCCGGCCCTGATCCTGGGACCGCCCGACGATGAGGGCAACGACACAGATGTTCGGCCAGCCGTGGTCGAATACTTCACGAAGGAGAACTGATGCACATCTCGATCAACACCGCCGAAGAGATCAGCGACCTGGACCGTCAAGTTCTCGGCCTGCTGGCCGGTGGCTCGTTCCAGCTCGGTGTCGTGGCGGAGACCTTCGACGAGGAGCCGGTTGACTCCGAGCCGGAGACCGTGGAGGAGCCCGAGCCGGTGCGGCCCGCCGCGAAGAAGGCAGCGGCCAAGAAGACCGCGGCGAAGAAGGCTGAGCCCGAGCCGGAGCCGATGGCCGAGGAGCCTGTCGAGGAGGACGCCGACGAGGACCTCATCGGGGAAGAGGTCTCGGACGAGGACCTGCTGGAGCTCGCGGTCAAGAAGGCGACCGAGATGGTGGCCGACGGTGACGCCGCGAAGGTGCGCGAGGCGCTCGACGCTGCCGGTGCGAGCCGGGTGCGCGAGCTGAACGCCGACAACGTTCGGGCGTTCTTCGAGGCGCTGCCGTGAAGGTAGCCGTCTACCTCCGCGACGAGTTCACCGACTCGGATCGGGAGCAACTCGCGGTCGTGCTCGACGAGGCACGCCTGGATCGACTCGCTACCCGCGAGGAGATCAAGGAGTTCTTCGAGCAGCACGGGTTCGACTGGAAGGCCGTGCTCGAGACACGGTACTCCGTGTACGTCCAGCAGGACTTGGAGGACTTGATATGAAGGCGCTCGTCGTCATCAGCGTGGACTTGCCCAACCCGGAGGAGTCGGTGGTCGTGCTCCAGCACCTGGACCCGCCCACCATCCCGTACTTCGACGGGGAGGTGCGTCTCGTGGTGGGCGACGACGTGAAGGACACCATCAAGTTCCTGGACGAGGGGTAGTCGTGAGCGGGGACGAACACGCACACGCGATCCTCGGCCCGAGCGCCAGCGGGCGATGGCTCCAGTGTCCGGCGTCGGTACGGATGACCCGTAATCTTCCCGAATCGCCGGACAGCGTGTACGCCCGCGAGGGCACGGACTTCCACACGCTATGCGAGATCGAGGCGTCACGGCGCATCCTGGGCAAGGAGCCGGGTGACTACGCCCTGGATCGTCTGGAGTGGGCGCTCGGGACAGAGGACGAGTGGCGCGACGACCAACTCAAGTACGTGGAGCAGTGGATCACGTTGCTGGATGAGTACCTCGCCGAGGAAGAGGGCGCGCAACTCTTCCTGGAGGTCGTCGTGCAGACCGGCGTTCCGGGGTGCTGGGGGACCGCGGACGCGATCATCCTGTACAGCGATCGCATCCGTGTGATCGACATCAAGTACGGCGCGGGCATCAAGGTCTCGGCGATCGGGAACAGTCAGGCTCGCCTCTACGGGGTGGGCGCGCTCGAGACGCTGGTCGAGGACCCCCTGACCATCGAGACGGTGACGAACACCATCTGGCAGCCCCGGATGAAGAACCTCTCGGAGGAGACCCTCACGCGGGCCGAACTGGTGAAGTGGCGGAACGACATCATCCCCGTCGCAGAACTCGCGCTGGGCGAGGACGCACCGTTCGGCCCCAGCGAGACCGCCTGCCGGTTCTGCTCCATCGCCGGTGAGTGCGGCCCGCGTGCGAAGTTCATGCTGGCGCAGGACTTCGGTGATCCAGACCTCATGGACGGCGAGGAGATGGCCGACGCGTTTAGACGCACGTCCGCGCTGAAGAAGTGGATCACCGATATTGAGGACGCCGCGCTCAAGCGGGCCTACGAGGAGGCAGGCAGCGTCCCGGGATTCAAGGTCGTGCTGAGCGGTGGGCGTCGCCAGATCAAGGACGAGAAGAAGGCCATTGGCGTTCTCATCGATGCAGGATACGGGGTGGACGAGGTATCCAGCATGAAGATCGCCACCCTCGGCCAGTTGGACAAACTGGTCGGGGCCGATGAACTCCAGCAGGTCCTGGGTGACTTGCTGGGCAAGAGTGAGGGACGCCTGTCCCTTGCCAAGGATAGCGATCCTCGGCCAGACGCCGACGCTATCCACTCCGCGGAGATGGACTTCGCGGGGATCGAGAATGGAGAAGCCTGATGGCGAAGGTAGTGACGAAGAAGCCGGTACGTCTGACGTTCTGCTTCCTGCCGGACGACGACGGGGTGTACCGCACCAGCGTCCTGGTCCCGAAGAAGGACACGGCGCTGATCGCCCAGATCGAGGAGGCGATCGAGGAGGCCAAGGAGTACGGCAAGACGGCGAAGTGGGGTGGCAAGATCCCGCGCAACCTGAAGATCTCGTTCCAGGACGGCGACGACACCGACCTGGAGAAGTACCCGGAGAACGAGGGACACATGCTCCTCAACACCCGGTCCAAGAAGAAGGTGGGTCTGGTCGACACTGACCGTCAGCCCATCCTCGACGCCAGCGAGATCTACTCGGGGTGCTGGGCGTACATCAGCGCAACGTCGTTCGCCTACGACAACGAGAGCAAGGGTGTCTCGTTCTTCCTGAACAACATCATGAAGGCCCGGGACGACGAGTCCTTCGGCGGTGGCGCATCCAGCCCCGACGAGGACTTCGCCGATGTCGAGGTCGATGACGAAGACCTGATCTGACGCTGGTCAGGCGTACCATAGACCGCAGCCGGGGCGGGGTCGTTCCGTCGAGTGGGGAGTTGCCCCCCACCGACAGCCCCGTCACAGGGTGAGCCTTTCTCCCCCGCCCCGGCTGCTCTTCCGTTAGACAGGAGAGCAGTGGACCCGGTAGCGGTCAACCGAGTGAAGTTCTCGGACGCGGCGAAGTCCATCATCCGGACTGCCGCCCTCGCTGCTCTGGGTGAGCCCCTGAGAGTCAAGTACACCGACGGCGATGCCGATCTAGCGTTCGACCTGCGTGACCAGAACGCCGCCGTACGTACTCTCGGTCCGAAGCAGTTCTTTGACACGGTGTGGATCCCTACCCCGGACGGCGGGGGCTTCCGCAAGGGCATCGGCTACCCGAACGCTCAGTATTACGTCCAATTCGCGTTGAAGCAGGCGCTCGGGCTAGACCTCCATATGTTCGACGACGACGTGCTCATCATTGACACCGAGACACACGGATCTGAGCACCGCTGGAACATGCACCCCCGCGATTTCTTCCGGCTGGGACAGTACGCCTGGGGCGAGGGGCCGGTCACGCTGACCCAGAACTACGACGAGATAGTCGACGCCCTGCGGTCTGCCCGGCTGATCATCGGCCACCAGATCCACTCGTACGACCTGTCCTACCTCATGGGTGACGACGCTCTCCACCTGCCTGTCTTCGACACCTTTGTCCACGCAACGTGTGTCGCGCCCGCGCCCGACCGCTTTCTCAACGCGAAGGGTGTGACCCAACTCTCCAACTCGCCAGGGTCGGCGTTGGCCTTCCACTCCCTCGAGAACTCCTGCTTCACGTTCGGCATCGAAGGGAAGCACGGCAACCTGAAGGAGATGGCAAGGCGGCACAAGTGTGAGATCGGTGAGATCCCCATCGACGAGGAGTATGAGGAGTATGCGCGGCAGGACGTGGTGGCGAATCGGGAGTTGGCGAGAGCCATGTTCAGCGTTGCCGAACCTACCGACTACGAATGGCGGGAGCAAGAGGTAGCGGCGATCAACGCCCAGATCAGCCGCAACGGGTTCCGCGTGGACCGTGCGGTGGCCGAGGCACGGGTGGCAGAACTCCAGCGCCGGAAGGACGCGCTGCTCGTTGACCTGGTGATGGACTACGGCTTCCCAACGCAGGGGAAGCAGCCGTGGCGGAGCAACGCGGGGAAGGCGGCGATCCTGGAGATCCTGGGGCCGGACGCCAAGAAACTCCCCAAGACGAAGAAGGGCGCACCGTCCCTGTCCGGGGATGCGATCAAGGGTGTGACCGAGGGCACCACGAACGAGGCGTTGGGTGAGGCGCTGGGCGAACTGCTAGGTCAACGGTCACTGGCACGACTCGCTCTCGATAACGTCCATGACGACGGATACGTCCACCCGGACATCACATCGCTCCAGCGGTCACGGCGGTTCTCGGTGTCCAACCCCGGCCTGTCGGTCTGGACGGCACGCGGACCCGGAGCGGTAGAGAAGGCGTACTTCGTGGCAGACGATGAAGACCATGACCTGTACGAGATGGACTTCTCCGCAGCCGACGCCCGCGTGGTCGCGGCGTACAGTGGAGATCGGCACTACCTGAGCGACATGACCAACCCGAAGTTCGACGCTCACATCCAAACAGCGCGATGGTGCTTCGGGGCAACGTTCGACACGGACCCGAAGAAGTACCGTCAGATCGCGAAGGACTGCACCCACGCCATCCCGTACGGAGCCGGAGGCAAGCGGGTGAGCATGACGGCAGGTATCCCGTTGTCTGACGGCTACGACGTGATCAAGAAGTTCGGCAAGACCTACCCATCGGTCGCCAAGTGGATGGAGAAGGCTCGGGAGGAGGGGAAGTCCGGTATTCTGGTCAACGCCTGGGGCGGCGTGCTCTACCTCGAGCCGGGACGTGAGTACACACAGTCGCCCGCGCTGTACGGACAGAACGGCACCCGCGAACTCCTCGTCGACGGGATGATCCGGTGCCGGGACGCGGGGCTGCTCCAGTATCTCAAGATAACCGTTCACGACGCCGTGGTGTTCTCGTTCCCCAAGGACAACGGAGAGGCGATGAAGGCTGAGGCCGAGGCGTGCTTCACCACGAAGTTCCGAGGAGTTCCATTCCCACTAGCGAGCGGAAAGCCCGCTCCCGACTGGTATCAGGCAGGACATTAGAGATGAACGAAGAGATGATGAGTCTGTACCGGGTCATGGTGGTAGAGAGGCACAAGATCTGGCTCGCCCGCCAGGAGAACCAGCCTCAGCCGTGGACCGCGGACCCGGTGTTGATGAATCGCAAGTTCACGAATATGTTCCGCGTCCTTGACCCCGGCTCGCAGTTCGTCTTCGACCTTGACGACAACGATCCGGTGACTGTGATTACCCGGCTGGTCTTCTACCGGATCACGAACAAGCCGTCGACGTGGTACGCATTGAGGTCGTCGCTCGGACGTTACCCGATAGTGAACGATTTCATCCAGAACCCGGAGCGGATCACCGCCTTCCTGGACCTGTACCGAAACTTGGGAAACCGGATCTTCAGTGGAGCGTACATCATTGTCCCAGAGCCGGGGACGGCGAACGACAAGATGGAGGGCGCGGTGCGCGTGACCCAGCGATTCATCCGTGAACGGGCCGAGGACTTCTTGGGATCGACCACCCAGGATGAGCGGTTCGCCGTGCTGCGGTCCACCCCCGGCCTCGGCCCGTTCCTGTCGATGCAGATCCTCACCGACTGGAACTACCTCGAGGAAGAGGAGCCGGACCTATCGTTCATCAAGGCTGGCCCCGGTGCGATCCGCGGTGCTGCCCTGCTCGACTCGTCCAAGAAACCGGAGGACGTGATCTACGATCTCGCCTTCGACTGGATGGACCATCCAACCGTCAACCTGAGAGGCCGCTCCCTCACGCTGATGGATGTCCAGAACACTCTCTGCGAGTTCGGCAAGTACGTGAAGGAGACCAAGAACCCGCGGAAGAAGACCACGTATCGGCCTTCGCACCCCGGCGTCCAGCCGGTTCCCATCGTCCCGGCGTGGTGGTAGATTCCACGACGGCACTGGACCTGCCCCGCCTGCTAGGCTAGGGGTACAGGCAACAACTAGAGAATAGAGAAAGGCAGAACATGAGTCTGGCAAAGATCAACCGGATTGGCAAGGTCCGGAAGGCGACCACGTGCGAGAAGTGCGGGGACCCGATCGGCGTGGGCAGCCCTGCCGTCAAGTTCGCAGTGGGCTTCCGCGCTCGTACGAGGGTCCGCTGCACCAAGTCCGAGTGCTTCCCGAAGCCCAGCGAGCGCGAGTCGTCGCTGGTGTCCAGCGTGTATGCCGCGCAGGAGGAGGCCGACGCCTCCACCGCCGACAGCCTGGAGGATCTCGAGCAGATCCGCGACGACATCGCCAACGCCACCCGCGAGGTCGCGCAGGAGTACGAGGACAGTGAGATGTTCGAGAGGAACTACGACCTCCAGGAGCGGGCGGAGACGCTGAACGGTGCAGCCGACGAACTGGAGAATTGGCAGCCGGAGGGGGAGGACGAGCCGGACGAGGACGACAAGGGGACTTGGTCGTACAACGGCCATGACTTCGACACCTACGAGGATGCTCACAACGAGTGGCTCCTGCACGCCCGCCAGTCTCTTCAGGCCGCGATCGACGAGATGGAGCTCCCGTGAGTGAGCAATACACGTTCCCCACGGCGAGCGAGGCGCTCCCGTTCATCTGCTCGCGGATTCTGGACATAGGGGACGAGGTGGGCAGCAGGAACGGGCGGGTGAAGGAACTGCTGAACACCAAGATCGTCCTGACTGACCCGCAGCACCGCGAGGTCCTCAGCATCAACCGCAAGGCCAACGTCTTTGCCCAGATCGCTGAGACGATGTGGGTGCTGGCCGGGCGCAACGACATCGAGTGGCTGAGCCCCTACCTGCCGCGAGCCAAGGAGTACAGCGACGACGGAAAGACGTGGAGGGGTGGCTACGGCCCGCGCCTCCGCTACTGGACCCTGTTCAACGGGGAAAGGCTAGATCAACTCGATCACGTCGTAAAGACGCTTCAGGCGGACCCACTGTCCCGGCGTGCGGTGATCGCGATCTACGACCCGGCGCGTGACACGGAGCCGGGTAAGGACATCCCCTGCAACGACTTCCTCCAGTTCCAGAGCCGCCTCGGTGCCCTGCACATGACCGTGACCGTGCGGTCGAACGACGTGATGTGGGGCTGGTCGGGGATCAACGCCTTCGAGTGGAGTACCGTCCAGGAGATTGTGGCGCACCTGCTCGGTATCGCCGTGGGCACGCTCACGTTCAACATCGGGAGCCTGCATCTCTACGAGCCGCATTGGGACAAGGCCGGTCGCCTGGAGCACGAGGACAACACGTACGCGATCAGCCCGTTCCAGATGCCCGACCGATTCACCCGGTCTATGGTGTGGGTGGACCTCCTCATCGACCAGTGGTTCCATTGGGAGGGGTTGTGTCGAGAGGGCAAGGCCACGATGGAGGCCCTGGACAAGATCGAGGAGCCGCTGTTCCAGTCCTGGGCCGTGGCGATTGCGTACTTCTGGCAGCGCGATGAGTTCTGGCTCAAGGCGCTCAACGGCACGGCGCTGGCAGCGGCCATAGCCAGGACCCCCGCCACGACGCTCTCAGAGGCCCCTCAGACGTCGCACGACACCGGGGCGGGGGTAACCCACAACCTAGCCGCGCACGACCGTACAGGAGCGTTCTACGCCTTCGTCACGGACCTGCACGCCAAGAAGCACGCGTCGTACGGTGACTCATGGATGAAGCGGGGTGAGAAGATGTCCATACTGGCGAACATGGCTCGCAAGGTGGACCGGCTGGGAGTCGGTGATGAGTACGACAGTTCGGCGGACACCCTGATCGACCTGCTGGTCTACGCGAGCAAGTACCACTGCTGGCTCCTCGGCTGCGAGGCGAACCCGGAGAACGTGAATCAGGGGCTGGCCGTGGCTCTGGCAGAAGAAGAGGAGACGGTGGGGCAGGCGGCGGACATCGCCATCGTCGACATCGTGGATGACTTCAACCTCTACTGCGACAGCATCGACACGTACAGCACAGACCAGAAGTTGGACTTCGTCAGCGAGCTGATCCTCCGGGTGACACCCATCGCCCGCGATGTTTGGTACGCGGAGACCCACGGCCAGCCGTTGGACGAGGATGACGGCGACCACCGCGATCGCCGGCTGGCCGAAGAGATCGAGCAGGACGACTACAAGGGAGCCGATGCAGATTGAAGACCTACACCGCACTTCTCGCCCTACCGGACGGACGCATGGCGAACGAAGCCGCCACCCGCATCCCCGGTGCTCAGGTCATCGACAACACGCAGGCCGGTGTCTGGCTCGTCTGGACGGGGGACGCGGAGAACGACAAGGCAGGGGTGGACCTCCTCCAGGAGATGCGCCTCCGCGCCGAGATGTTTCCCGAGTTCGCGGAGGGCGGTGTCACCACCCCATCGGGTGCTGACCCCACCCTGTTCCAGACCACTCCGTTCCTCGTTCTCCAAGGAGCCTGCACCGTGATCCACACCGAGGAGGTCCTATGCCTATGATCAACCACGGGACGAGGAGCGGATACTACGCTCACCGTCGGCTGGGTCAGACGCCGTGCGACGACTGTCGTGCGGCGATCAACGAGTACGTCCGGGAGTACCGAGAGAAGAACGGGCTGGCCCGGAACCGCGCTGGTGAGAAGGTCCGGCGCAAGGCGATGGCCGCGCTGCGGGACCGCTATCGCGAGGAGTACGAAGAACTCGTAGAGGAGTTCCGGGCAGAGGAGAGCAACTTGATATGACCTGGTGGCTCTGGGTGATCATCGGGGCCATCATCTATCTAATCATTCTGCTGTTTATCTGGGCGCTACTCAAGGCAGCCGGGGACGAAGACGAGAGAAGAGGTTACAAGTGATGGACCACCCCACGTTCGTGCGTGTGGAGTACTGGAACGGGATGACCGCGTCCTGGGGGACCGGGCACGCCGGGATCAACCTGATGA